ATCTGCTCCGCCCAAAGCGTCAACTGCACCTACCTCATCATTGACTCTCAAACAAGGCCTCATGGGAGCCATGAATGCATACCAACAGCAATTGGTCAAAGACGGTATCTATAATGTAGCCGACACTTACTCGATTGATTTTGGAAAACATCCAGATTACCCCAATTATGATATTGGCCAGTCTCTGTTAAAATTAACAGGCAATGCGGTAACACAAGGCAACACTCCCATGGGTGTTGCAACCAGTCAAAATCCTAATCAAGGATTGAATCCAGCTACCAATCCCATGGACAGTATTGCACGTAAATGGCCAATTACTTCTGGTATGCAACTGGTACAAATTATTGACCAGGCTGTTAGAAAAAGCAGTTATATCTATGATCAACAGTTGATAACAATAGATACTGCAACAAATAAAGAAGTTCCCAATCCAAACGCAGATAAAAAAATCATGATGTGGTATGAAATTTCCATGGAAGCATATCAAGGCAAGTATGATCGAAAACGCAATGACTTTGCCTATGATATTTTATTTTTTGTAACTCCTTATCCTCTACAGAATTTTGATTCAAACTATTTCCCATTGACTGATTTCCGAGGCATACACAAAGCATACCCTTATTGGTTTACTGGACAAAATACTGCGGTAATAGATTTCACTGCCAGTTTCAACAGTCTGTACAATATAACTGTAACTGGTACCAAAAAAGGTGATAATGGAGTAGAAATCTTAAAGGCAGACACAACGGCCAGCATGCGAGAAATTCCTTTCTACACCCATGCTCCTAGCAGCACACAAGATCGTCAAGGAGAAGAAGGTCGAGCACTTGAAGCACAAGCCAACGCTGCAGAATATCTTTACAGTCCTGCTGACATGGGCACATGTAGTTTGCGTATTGTTGGTGATCCGGCTTGGATTCAACAAGGCAGTATGTCTGGTGGAGTCAGTACTAAAGAATTCAGTTACTCAGCATTTTTACCAGATGGTAGTATAAACTTTGATGCACAGCAGGTAATGTTTGAAATATCGTGGCAACGTCCAAACGATTATGATTTAAACACCGGGCTGGCTGATCCTTATGCCGGTGGTAATACAAAAGATCGACTGCCAATACAAAGCACAGTGTATTCAGCACAGAAAGTTACAAGCGAATTCCGTCAAGGAAAATTTGAACAAACCATCGAGGGTGCATTGTATATGTTCCCCAAACCTGATGGTACAAACACCGTGGGCAAATCAACATCAAACAACACTGGGGTCAATGGGAAAGAAGCAGAATCTGCACAACTAGCAAGACAAAATGCACAATCACCAACTGCGGCTTTGAACACCGGAGATGCCACAGCGGCAACCAATTTCAATAATAATTTATACAATAACATAAGAACTTCGGCAGCATTTACAAACACTGGCACAATCCCAGCAGCGTCAACACAATTGGCCAGTGTCGGTAGTTCAGTATCGCCACCAGCAGCATTGAACGGCAACTATTCGGTGGGTCCATCAGCGTACCCACGGGCACCCACAGGCTCTGGAGTTGAACCCATTACATTTAGTGCCAATTCTCCAGAGCCATTAAATACCAACCCGTATTCCAACGCAGGGCGTACACAAACCATAGTCAAAGAAGCATAAGGAGCAATTTTGTCAGAAGATATCCAACGTAGCACAGGCAGGCCAACCAATTACAAACTAGATCGTGGTGGTGTACCTACGGAATTTGGACCGTTTTTAGGCATAGTCAAAAACAATGTGGATCCAACTCGCAGTGGACGATTGCAAGTTTACATTGAAACATTTGCCAGTGGTGATCCTGAAGACTCATCTAAGTGGACCACTGTGCGGTACTTGCCTGGGTTCTATGGGTACACACCCCCAGACACAACACCCAACACCGGAACAGGCACGTATCCTGGCAATCAAAATGCATATGGAATGTGGTTTACACCACCAGATATTGGTATTCAAGTATTATGCGTGTTTGCCAATGGCGATCGACAACTGGGATATTACATTGGCGTGGTCCCTAGTGATGGATTGGGACACATGGTGCCTGCCATCGGCGGTAGTACAAACAAAGTAATTGCCAACAAAAATCAAGAAGCATATTTTGCTGATGACAAACTGCTACCAGTGGCAGAACTCAACACCAACAATTATTCTTTGACCAACTCTGGTAGATTCTTTGACACCGACAAACCTGTGCATGCAGTAGTAGCTGGCGCTATGTTTCAACAAGGACTCAACAACGACATAGAACGTGGGCCTATAAGATCCAGCAGTCAACGAGAAACTCCCAGTACAGTGTTTGGCATTAGTACTCCGGGCATACCGGTGTATCAAGGGGGCATGAAGCCCAATGACATTAGAAAAAAGATTCAAAAAAATGAATTAAAATCCGCAGATGCTCAAGTTATTGGACGCATGGGGGGCCACACGCTTGTCATGGATGATGGCGACCTTGACGGCAACAATGCTTTGTTTAGATTGCGTACCCCCAAAGGTCATCAAATTACCATGAACGACAGTGGTGACTTCTTTTATATTACACATGCCAATGGACAGACTTGGCTGGAGTTTGGCAAAGAAGGCACCGTGGATGTATTCAGTACTAATTCAGTAAACATTCGCACACAAGGTGATATAAATTTTCATGCTGATAGAGATATCAATATGTTTGCGGGTGGCAACATACAAGTCAAAAGTGAAAAAAGCACCACAATGGAAGCAGTCACAGACTTCAACATCACAGCACAAAACAATTTAACAATTTACAGCAAGGCCACACTGGGAGTCAAAGCAGATGGCAGTTTGGCCTTGCAAAATGGCGGACTTGGTTCTTGGTTGGGTGGTACTGCTATGTTGTTATCTGCTGGCAGCATAGATTTGAATGGTCCTACTGCACCCGTAGTACCAATAACCAAACCCATTGCCACTGTTGAATTAGATGACACTGTTTTTAGTACCAGCAAAGGTTGGCAAGTTAAAGAAAAAGAGTTGAAAACCATTGTGCCCAGAGCACCCACACATGAACCGTATCCTTATCACAACAAGGGAGTTGATGTGAAAGTACAACTGGAACCAGGTCAACCCACTCCGCCTCCGGGTGCTATAGAAGTTGCGGCAGGCTGGGCAGTAAAAGTAAAATGAGCATTTTTAATTTTGATTTTGGCGGTAAAAAGTTTGAAATACAAGGTCCTCCTGGCGCCACAGAAGCACAAGCACGGGCCATATTTGACCAACAGGCCAAAACAGGCGCATTGGTCGGGCTCAAAACTGGTGATATACTAAATGCAGCCAAACAGGCCGAAGGCGGGCTAGCCGCAGCCACTGGCCAAATCTCTCAAGCACTCAGTGGTGTTCCAGGAACTCCAAGCGGCGCACTTGGCACTGCATTTAGTACAACAGGCAAAGAATTTAGTTCTGCGTTTAGTTCAGCAACGTCTGTGGCTCAACAAACACTGTCAGGTATTACCAAAGCCATTGGCGGCACACCTGTGACCAATGGCATCAACTTGGCTGATTTTTCTAAACAAGTTCCGTCATTGACTTCCATCAGCGGAATGACTGGCATAGATGTAAGATCGGCCATGTCACAGGCATCAACCTTGGTTGGACAAACATCAACTCAGTTCAGTGATGCATTGGGCGTGGGGAAATTTGGATTTGATGCTACACAGTTAGAAAGTGCTGGACTTTTAAAAACTGGCACAGTATCATCATTTCTAACACAAGGAGTCAACTCGTTGACCAGTGTATTAAAAAGTCCAGCAGTATGGACTGGCAAAGATGGTATCAACAATCTTGACAGTTTGTTAAGCAACCCTGCAGCACAAAATTTAACACAACAAAATCTAATGAGTTCAGGATTAAATGCAGTCAAACAACTGGGTATTCCAGTTGACAAACTTGATCCCAAAGCACTAGCAGGAGTATCATTAAATGCTGCCAAGAGCCCGGTAGACACGTTGGCCTGGGCCAAGGGAGAGTTGCCAGCTGATCTTAAATCTCAATTTGATACTGTGGCCAAAGATGCATCGTTTGCTGTGGATTTCGCTGATCAAAAAATCAATGATGCTATAGCACAACTAGCACCACCAGGAGAAGCCGAAGATACTGTGGACCGTGCCACACTTGATGCTGCTGTTACAAGAATATTTGGCAATGACAAAATACCTAGCCTAGATTATGGCGGCCCTGTCCCGCCACCAGCACCATTGGCTGCTGAAAATAAAAGATTAAAAACATTAACTTCAGAGCAACAGAGCAAATTGGCTGGCCTAGCAACACAAGAAATTACTGCTAAAACAAGCAGTACTTTGATTGCGCAATATGAAGCCATTATGAAATATCTAAATAATTTGGCCAAAGATTATGCATCATTGCAAAAAGATGTAGCAGGCAAATCATACACTGAGTTTATTGCCGAAGTGGATGCTGGATTGGCATTGGTACTGGCATTGATTGATGACATAAGAAAATTATACTTGCCTAATCTGCGCAGAGCCAGAGGCGGATAACCCATAAATATTGTCATGACCACATTTATTGGCTTCAACACTATTAATCAATACAAAAAGTTTACTCTTACGGATTTTGATCTGATTCAGCGAGACCTGCTGAATGCTTTTAGCATTCGCCAAGGTGAACTGCCTGGACGTCCAGGCTATGGCACAGCATTGTGGGACTTTGTGTTTGAAAATCAAGTTGAACAACTGTCTCAGCAACTACGTGCCGAAGTGCAACGTGTGGCCGGTGGTGATCCTAGATTCACAATCAATGACATACAGATGTTCCCACAAGAAAACGGCATATTGATACAACTTCAGATCACGGTTATCAACACCACTAACGCCGAAATTCTCAGCATATTCTTTGACGAACAAACTCGTAATGCCAGTTATGTATAACTACGCCGTTTTTATTATTAATAAATAAAGCACGGACGAGACAAAAATGGCAACAACCACAAGACAAACAGCAATATTTGGTGTAGAAGATTGGAAACAAATCTACCAAACTTATCGCGAAGCTGACTTTCAAAGCTACGACTTTGAAACTCTTCGCAAAAGTTTCATTGACTATTTGCGACTGTACTACCCTGAAACATTCAATGATTACATTGAATCGTCAGAATTTATTGCCTTGCTGGATGTCATGGCATTTATGGGCCAGGCTCTTGCATTCCGTACTGATTTAAACACTAGAGAAAACTACATCGACACAGCTGAGCGCAGAGATTCAGTGGTACGATTAGCAAACCTAGTAAGTTATACTGCCAAACGCAATGCTGCTGCCGAAGGGTTTCTCAAAGTGTTCAACGTTACCACAACTGAAAATGTTGTGGATTACAACGGTGTCAATCTAAGCAACGTCACTATTAATTGGGCGGATCCCACCAACAACGACTGGCAAGAACAGTTCACCGCCATTATCAATGCCAGTCTTGTTGACAGTCAAAAAGTAGGCCGCCCCGGCAATCGTCAAACCATCTTGGGTGTAGATACTGCTGAATACGGCATCAATTTAGTGCCAGGATTTTTACCAGTGATCCCCTACACCGCCACGGTGGACGGCATCAACATGCCGTTTGAAGCCACAACTTCTACTTCGGTGGGACGAGACTATGTGTACGAACCAGCCCCAGTGCCCAACACTGTGTTCAATATGCTGTTTAGAAATGATCAACTGGGATTTCAATCAGCCAACACAGGCTACTTTTTCTTTTTCAAACAAGGTATTTTACAGAATCAAGATTTTAATTTGACTGAACGTATTGCCAACCGCACAGTGGACATCAATGTCGAAGGCGTAAACAATGACGATCGTTGGTTGTTTCAACTGGACAACATTGGCAATATCAATCGTGAATGGCAATTTGTTGAAAACGTCTACACAGCGGCCGAACAACGCAACAATATTCTGCAACCAATTTATTCAGTGACCAGCAGAGCCAACGATCAGATTACCATGGTGTTTGGGGATGGTGTATTTTCAGAGATTCCTGTGGGCATATTCCGTGCGTATGTACGTGCTTCAAATGGCCTGCAATACATTATCAATCCTGAAGAAATGCAAAATGTTGTGTTGCCCATTAGTTACACTGATCGTAATGGCAACCTGCAGACCATTACATTCACCTGCGGCATCACACGTCCTGTGTCAAACAGCCAGGCACGTGAACCCATTGGCGAAATCAAACAACGTGCCCCTGCACGTTACTACACACAGAACCGTATGGTCAACGGTGAAGATTATAACTTGTTTCCGTATACACAGTATAACTCAATCATCAAGAGCAAAGCATTGAATCGTGCCAGTATTGGTACCAGCCGTTATCTTGATCTTGTGGACAACACTGGCAAGTATTCATCGACCAACACATTTTCCAGTGATGGCGGTATTTGGCGTCAAAATGTTTTGCCTACCATACTGTTTTCTTACACAAATCGAAATGAGATTGCAGACATTATTACCAATCAAGTACAACCCGATATTGATGGAGCCACAGTTAGACAATTTTATTATTCAAACTTTCCACGCATCACATCCACTACACAACCAATAGGAATTACATGGTTAAGTGGATACACTTGGAATCAGAGTACAACATTGGCCAACGAAACCACTGGCTATTTTAGAAATACAACTACCAGTGCTACTTGGCCCGACGGTACTCCAATTCCAGTAGGGGAAACTACAACCACAATGTTCAAATATGTGATACCAGGCAGTTTGATCAAGTTTGTACCACCCACTGGCTATTACTTTGACCGTAATAATAAATTGGTTCAAGGTACCCCCATGCGAGCTGATGAACGTTTGGAAATTTGGGCTAGCCCACAACAAATTGTAGGCGATGGCTACAACAGCGGCCTGGGTAATCTAAGTTCTGGAGCAGGACCAGTTACAATCAATAACTTTGTTCCGTCTGGTGCTATTGTAGATACAATTATTCCACTGTTTGTTACAGATCTTCCCAATGCCATCGAACAACAGATGGCTGAGCAAATTCTATTGTATCGCAATTTTGGGTTGGGGTATGACAGCAACGGTGATATTACAGGTACGCCTTACACTTGGTATCTTATAACCAGTACCAATCTTGATGCTTATTCACAAAGCAATCCTGCTGCATGGAGTCAGCAATACGCAGGCAATACATCTGGCGCTAATCTTGATGCTAGTTGGTTGATACAATTTGTGGTACAAAATCAAAACTACACTATTACATTCCGTGGACTGAGTTATAACTTTGGATCAGTATTGCAAACACGCTTTTTCTTCTACGAAGATCAATTGGTATACGATAGTCGCACAGGCACAATCATCAAAGACTTTATCAATGTGCTGGCAGTGAATACACAGCCTGATTCAACTGACCCATTGCCTGGCGACATCTACACTACCATCATTGGACAACCAGTAGAAAGCGATGGTTATGTAGATGACTTCCAGGTATTAGTAAGTTATCGCGATTCGGACAATGATGGTGTGCCAGACAATCCAGACTTCTTTGATGAGATTGTTGGCCCAGCTACCACTGCTGGACCTTATGTATTCTTGCAACAAACAGTGGATTTTGACAACTTGCAACGTTACTTGTTGGTTGAAGAAGGCATTGTGATCTACGACTATGGCACACTAGATGAAATTGAACTGGCTAAAACTGAATGGACACCAGGGCAAGTGTTTTATGCCTACGAAGAAAATGCGTTTTATCAACTTAGTATTACTGTTACCGGTGTACGTACCATTATTTCAGTATCTGGATGGATTGCAAAAACTGGCAGACAAAGTCTATATTTTCAATACCGCCACAATAGCCCATTGACCAATAGAATTGATCCAGGGTCTACCAATATCATTGACTTGTATGTGGTAACATTGAGTTATTACACTTCATATCAAAATTGGTTGAGGGATACCACCAGTACCGTTACAGAGCCAGCATTACCGACCATTGACCAGCTGTCAACTGATTACCAAGCACTGCAAGATTATAAAATGATTTCTGACAACATTGTGGTCAATTCAGTAATATTCAAACCACTGTTTGGACCCAAAGCGGCACAAGAATTACGGGCCACAATCAAAGTTATACGTGCTCAAAATTCAACAGCCAGCACCAGTGAAATAAAAAGTTCAGTGTTGGCAGAAATGAACAATTACTTTAGTATTGACAAATGGAACTTTGGTGATACATTCTATTTTTCAGAGCTGGCAGCATATCTGCACAGGATGTTGGGCACTATCATTAGCTCTGTAGTACTAGTACCACTGGACCAACAAAAGAGCTTTGGCGACCTGTATGAAATTCGCAGCCAGCCTAATGAAATCTTTGCCAATGGTGCTACCATTGACAATATTGATGTAATTGAAGCGTTGACCAGTACCAACTTGCGTACTGCACCAGGCAGCGGAGTAATTTAATGGCACGAACTAGATCAGTTGATTTTTTACCAGAAATTTTTAGAACTCCAGTCAACAAACAATTTTTAGCGGCTACTCTTGACCAAATGGTACAAGAGCCAAAATTTAAAAAGACACAAGGCTTCATTGGGCGCACTGTGGGTCCGGGTGTTAACCCCAATGATAGTTATGTGGTCGAGCCTGACATCACAAGACAAGATTATCAACTTGAGCCAGGCATTATCAGCTTAGAACCTGATACTCAAAACGTCAAAAATGTCATAACTTATCCTGGTCTGAATGATGCCATTGGATTCCAAGGTGGCGATCAGGCTCGTGCTGACCAACTGTACAACAGTGAATACTACACATGGGATCCATTTGTTGATTACGATAGTTTCATCAACTTCAGCCAGTACTTTTGGTTGCCTAGTGGGCCAGAAACAGTGGATGTACAATCACTTGGTATACCAACCAGTGACAACTTTGTGGTCACACGTGAAAACGGTGTTTACACTTTTTCTGGGTTGACTGGAAACAATCCCACAATTGATGTGGTACGTGGCGGCAGCTACACATTCCAGGTAGCACAAAACGCCAAAGAGACCGTGAACTATCGCGTCACAAACAACAGTACCACTTCATACCTAATTGACTTCCAAGCTAACCCAACACTGACTCTGGCACGTGGTAATACCTATGCGTTCAACATCACGCTTAATGGTGTGTATCCTTTTTGGATCAAAACTGCTCTAAGTTTAGGCACAGGCGATGCATACAATTCGGGTGTATTGCGCAATGGCAGCAGTTTTGGCCTTGTAACATTTACTGTGCCACAAGACGCCCCTAATACCTTGTATTATGTCAGCGAGAATCAGACCAATCTGCGTGGCACAATCAACGTGATTGATGGCACACCTGGCACTGGTCCTGGTTTTTGGATTCAAACTTCCCCAGGAGTATTAGGTGTTGTGCCAACTACCCCTAATATCAGCAATCGAGATGTTTATGGTGTTACCAACAACGGTGAAGATCTTGGTATAATAACTTTTGATGTACCACAAAAAACAGCACAAGAATTTTATTATAATCTCACTGATGTGGGACCAATTGATTTGTTGACAGAATTAAAATTCAATCAAATCAACAACCAGCCACTGGAACAATTTATTGCAACGTATGGCGGCATTGATGGCACCACATACCTCAATGGTCGTACACTGGTGTTTACAAACAATATTGCAGACGCTGAAGATGGTGGGTGGATTGAAACCACATTCTATGATCCACTGCCTCGACTGGATTCATTCAACGGTGCGATAGGCAGTTATGATTCTATCAACTTTGATCAGTCTACCGAAGTACCACTAACAGATCGTTATCAAGTATGGCAAATTAGCACAGTAGATCGCAATGGCGTAGAATATATCAGCCTGGCAAAAATTGCCGACGTTAACATCAATGAAAAATTTACCATCAGTTATGGCAACACATACAGCAATACCAGTTGGTATAAAAATGCTACCGGTTACTTTCAACGCATACCTTTATTGACTGCATTGTTCAATGAACTGTATTATCAAGATGGAACTGATCCAGAAATTTTTGGTAAAATTCGCCTGCTGGATCAGACCGAAACCAGCACAATTTTTGTTGATCAGATTATTGGGCAAAAAAATTATACCAGCCCCAATGGAGTGGCATTTACTAACGGTCTCAAAGTACGGTTCACTGGTGATGTACTGCCAGTAAGTTATAGTTCGGGCACAACTACATTTACTTGTACTGCTACCCAGGCTGGCAGCAATTACATCACATGCAGTTCAACCGATGGATTGTACGAAGGCGAAGAAATTGTGTTTTCGGGCACAACTGCTGGTGGTATTGTTGCGGGACAAAGTTATTATATCAAGTCTTTGGCAGCCAATGGTATTCAATTCTCAATAGCCACTGTGGCCGATGGGGCAACGTTTGAACTAAGCACAGCCACTGTGGTGGGATTTACTGCTGTGGCCATTGCCAACAATGAATTCTATGTAGCAGGAGTTGGCACAGCAATTGAATTGTTGCCAGTGCGAAATTTTATCACTCCAGAAACGTATGTGGTTGATGCTAGAGACAGTACCATTGCCACAGAACCAGGAGAAGTTGATTATCTTACCATTGACCGTGCCAGCAAAGATTTAAATGCATGGACTCGTAGTAATCGTTGGTTCCACGTAGACGTGATTCAAGCCAGTGCTGCTTACAACAACACAGTGGCCGTATTGGACAACAACTATCGCGCCAAACGTCCAATTATCAACTTTAGACCCAATATCAGACTGTATAACATGGGTACTGAAGGCAAACAACCAGTAGACATTATTGACTTCTCTGAAACTGATGCACTCAGCAACATTGAAGGCAGCACAGGATATAGTGTTGACGGATATACTTTTGTTGATGGCACACGGGTAATTTTTGCCGCTGATTCAGATCCTGAAGTACGCGACAAGATCTATGTGGTGCAATTTATCACCCCGGACAGTGTAGAACCGCTGATTGCACAACCAATTATCAATCTTGTGTTGGCCAGCGACGGTGCAGTGCTACTTGATCAAAGTGTGGTGTGCCTTGAAGGTACCACACAAAAAGGTGTATCATTTTGGTACGACGGTGTGCAATGGACTGAAGCACAGCAAAAAACTGGCGTACAACAAGCACCGTTGTTTAACGTGTATGATTTGGCTGGCATTAGTTTTGGCAATCGAGCCAAATATCCTTCTAGTACTTTTGTGGGCAGCAAATTGTTCAGTTATGCTGTGGGTGATACTGGCATACTTGATCCTATCTTACAATTCCCATTACAGTATCTAAACATCAACAACGTTGGTGATATTGTGTTTGAGAACAACTTGTACAAAGATACATTCTTGTATGTGCAAGACAACGTGTCGATCACGTCTGACATCAGTTCAGGTGTGGCTCGAGAATATGTCGATCGTACTGTGTTTGGCAAACTCATTGGTTGGCAAACTGCGGCTGCAACTAGCCAACAATACCAACAGTTTAAGTTTACATACACTGGCCAAACGCTAAAACTTGACGTGGCAGTTGGTACAAACACTGTATTGCCCCCAATAAAAATCTATGTCAGCTCAGACTTTTTAATGCCTGACGAATACAGTTATATTGTGGGCACTGACAGCACAACTATTACATTGCTCAACACTTACTTGCCCACAGACATCATTGAAGTCTTGGTGTTGAGTGATCAAACCAGTGCTACTGCATTTTATCAAGTTCCGATTAATTTACAGAACAATCCGCTGAATACCAACAGTCCCAGTTTTACTCTGGGTACAATTCGCACACATTACGAAAGCATTTGTGAAAACTTGTTGACACTGTCTGGACCAGTCAACGGTGCCAACAACACCAGAGACCTGGGCAATTTAGTACCATATGGCGCAACCATACTGCAACAGAGTTCTCCATTGACCCTGGCTGGATATTTCTTGCGCAGTGAAAAATACAACATATTCTCAAGCCTGCAATACAACAGCAACGAATACCTGAAATTCAAAGGTCAGATGCTGAACACTGCAATTCAGCAAGTGGTTCAATATCAAACTGCTGGTGAAATTTTAGATATTGCCATGGCTGATATTACTTTGGGTCGCGTTGAATCGCAGCCATTTTATTGGAGTGATATGATACCTGCAGGTGCAGTGTATCAAACCACAACATACACCATATCAAATACCACCAACGACACATTTGATACTATCAATGTATACAACTATACATCAGCCAACTATTTGGGGTTGAATGTGTATCTGAACGGTACAATTCTTACCAGAGGTGTTGATTATGTGGTGGCCACAGACGGGCCTCGAATTGTTGTATTGGCCACACTGACTCTAGGTGATATACTAACATTAAAAGAATATTCTGCCACTTATGGTAGTTTTGTGCCAAATACTCCTACCAAATTGGGATTGTATCCTGCATTCCGTCCTGAAATTATCACACAAAAAACCAGTGCAGGCACACAGACTGTTATTGTGGGACACGACGGAAGCATTACTCGCACTTTTGGTGATATCCGCGATGACGTGTTGTTGGAATTTGAAACCAGAATATTCAACAACTTGAAACTGGATGGTAATCCTGTGCCCATTAGTATTGCAGAAGTATTGCCTGGACAATTTAGAACCACTGGCTACAGCATAGACGACGTTAACAACATCCTGGCCACAGACTTTTTGAGTTATGTGGCCTGGAACAAGCTGGATTACAAAACACAAGATTATGTTGCTGCCAATGAATTTTCTTGGAACTACAGTGGCAGCCAAAGCAAGTTAGATAATGAGCCATTGCCCGGAGCCTGGCGCGGCATTTATCGCTACTACTATGACACACAGCAACCTGAGGAAACTCCTTGGGAAATGTTGGGTTTTGCAATTCGGCCAGACTGGTGGAACTTGGTATACGGCGACGGCCCATACACTCAAGATAACTTGGTGTTGTGGGACGACTTGGAAGCAGGTTATGTTGCAGACCCTGTTGCTCCGTATTATCTTCCAGAATATGCAAGACCTGGACTAACGTCAGTTATTCCTACAGGCACAGAAGGTGTATTATTAAGCCCGTTTGAGTCAGTTGTGGGCACATACAATGATACCACATTCCGCAAGAGTTGGAGTGTGGGCGATGGTGGTCCAGTTGAAGCATCATGGTGGAATTCAAGTGCGTATCCATTTGCAGTCATGCGACTGTTGGCATTGACACGCCCTGCTAAATTCTTTGCACTGTTTGCTGATAGAGACTTGTACAAGTTTGATACCACTCTTAATCAGTACTTGTACAACAATCGTTATAGATTGAATGCCAATGATTTGGAAATATACGGCAACGGTGTCAGCAAGGCCAGCTACATTGACTGGATTGTGGACTTCAATCGTCAAAGCGGTGTAGACAGTACTGTTGACCTCACTGCTGACCTAGGTGCATTGGATGTTAGATTGTGTTACAGAATGGCCAGTTTCTCAGACAAACAGTATATCAAAATTTACACTGAAAAGTCCAGCCCTAACTCAACCAATACAACTTTCTTGATTCCTGACGAAAGTTATGACTTGGTATTGTACAAGAATCAGCCATTTGACCGTGCCAGTTATTCAGCAGTTGTGATACAAAAAGTTGCAGGTGGCTACGCAGTGTTTGGTTACAGCACATCACAGCCGTACTTCAACATAATTCAAAGTATCTACGCTGGGCGTTTGCAAACTTACAGTGCAGGTGGAGTCACTGTACAAGTACCGACATTTTACACAAACAATGTTACGCAGATTCCATATGGATTTATTTTTGCCAGCGAAACAGCAGTATCTGACTTTTTGTTGAGTTATGGACAGTACTTAGAACGACAAGGTTTAGTATTTGACAATCGCACCAATGGGTATGAATTAAACTGG